TCCAATTAGCAGGTATTAACGGTAGTGGATTTACTGGATATACATCAGGTGGTGTAGCAACAGTAGCAGCAACAGAAACTGGCGGCATTGTAGTCGACGCTCAAGCTACATAATAGGATATATTGAATGTCTAAGTACGTAAATGTACCTACAGGAAATTATAGCGTTATAGTCCAGGATAATGGGACTATAACGCTTGATACTGGCTTCCAACAAGGAACTACAACTATTACCGGTAATTTAGTTGTACAAGGTGATACCACTACAGTAACTTCTCAGAATTTAAATATTAAGGATAATATTTTAACACTTAATACTGGAGAAACTGGCGCAGGTATTACACTTAATGATTCTGGTTTAGAAATGGATCGTGGTACATATGTTAATGCGTTATTTACATTTAATGAAGATATAACATGGTCAGATCCTGTTACAGATACAACAAAAACAGGCGCCTTTGTTTTTAAAGATGCAAACAACGCTCTTATAGGTATTCGGACAAATAATATTAACACTGGTGGCGGAGACTTATATCTTATAAACTCTGGCACTGGTACAATTAGTGTTACTGGAACTAATAACTACGAAACACAAGTAACCGACGATGACGACATTCCAAACAAAAAGTATGTTGACAGTTCAATTACTAATGCGTTTAATACAGTTAATATATCAACAATTGGACAAGGTAATGCAGGTACACAAACTGCTATTGTTATTAACGATACTGATGTTTCTGGATTACCAAGTGTTGTTAATTTTAATATTGACGGAAATGTTAATGCTAAACTTTATGAAGATAGATTCGAATTACCAGAAATAAGAATTATTGGATCAGTTATTGAAACTACAGCTAGTAATCAAGACATGGTTATTAGTTCTCCAGGAACTGGTGTAGTACAAGTTGATGATACTTTGCACATAAGACAAGCAGTTCATATTCCAGCACAGCCGGCAGATGGTAATAAACTTTATATGCAAACTGAATCTTATGGCCAAACTGGTATGTTCTTCGTAAATGCACAAGGCACTAGAGACGAACTGATAAGTAAAAATAGAAGCATACTTTATAGTATGTTATTTTAGGAAAAGACATGGCAATTATATCAGCACAAATTAAAACAACAAACACTGACATACTAGATCCAGCAGGAGCAGGTAGTCCAGCAGGTGCAGTACCAACAGGAAAAACTTATGCAATTACAAACATCTTAGTTTGCAATAATAGTACAAGTGCTGCTGCTACATTTGATATGCATTTAGTAAAAAACGGAACTACCCTATCAAACGCAGTAACAAGAATAGTACATGATTTATCTTTGCCAGCTAAAGAGACATTTACTTTTGATAGCGAAAAAATTATTTTAGATGCAGGAGATAAGATTGTATTAATTGGCTCACCTGATATAGGCGCAGCTTTAACTAATTTATCTGCTACAGTAAGCTATTTGGAAGTATAACAATGAGATTCCTTAAACAACAAAGTACTAATACACGGGGAGCAATTGCTTCTGGCATTAGATATGATGTAAATAATCAAGCAGTTGTTGATGGAACACAAGCCCTTGTTGTACCATTAGGTACAACAGCACAACGACCATCATCTGCAACTAACGGTCAATTAAGATATAATACAACAAATAATGAATTTGAAGTATATGAAAATAGTTCTTGGAAGAATTTAAGGTACGCTGAACCAAATCCAGTAGGAGTTACACAACAAAATTTAGGTACTGGCGATGGCACAGAAACTACTTTTGGTCTTTTAAACTCAGGCGATACAGATTATCCAACTCCAGCAACTGCACAAAGCGTTTTAGTATTTGTTGAAAACGTTTTTCAAATATCTACAACAAACTACACACTTGTACAAAATCCTTCATCGGGACCAGGAGCACCTTATGCTTCAGGATGGTATCTTGTGTTTAGCACAGCAGTTCCTACCGGCAAACCAATAACAGTACTACACAACTTCGACAAGTAATTCCTATAAATATAGTATAGGAGTTAATAATGGCGCTAGGTAGAATTGGTGGTGGAGTTCTAAAAGACAATTTAGAACGCAACGGATCAAATTTAAATTTTAAAAATTCAAGCGGTTCTGTCGCATTACTCCATCTTGATGTTAATAATAACAGGATAGGTATTAACAACGAGTCACCTGCTAGCGGATATTCTTTAGACATTCCGACAGCATTAGTTAGTACAAATCTAGTTTCAAATAATGCTAACATACAAAACTGGACTATTGACTCTAACAGAATATATCAAAACAGCGGTAACATAAATTTAAGTGGAGCAAACAGTGTATTTCTTGCAGGCCTATTAACAGATGCTTTACGAGTTAATTTTAATACATTTGGATCTTTAGCAAATAGTAATATAATGTTATCTCCTAATGGCACAGGCACTGTCGAAATGCATTCAGATTGGCATTCAGATGGTAATATACATGCAACGGGCGATATAACATTTGGTGGTGATTTAGTTTTAGGTGATGACGATACTGATACAGTTATATTTAATAGTGACCTTAACAGTGACTTATTACCAGACCTTAACGATGTTTCTAACTTAGGCCGTGAAGGGTTATCTAACTTTGGCGGATATCAAACTAAGCGATGGAATCAATTAAATGCTAACGCACTATCATCAGCTTCTGCACGTTTTGCAACTGACGGGAATCCTGATGAAATAGGTACTTCTATTTTTACTAATGTAATCCAAGCTAAACGTAACGGCTATCCTGCACTAGCAATAAATTTAGATTTAAATCATACAGTCGCCGGTAAAAAAGTTGATATTGATCTTATATTATTAGAAAACGGAACTATAAGTACTGCTGCATTAACACTAGGATTTAATGTAACAAATGAGTTAGATATTATATCAACACAAGCATTGACATTGCCGGTTGGATCTAACGCTGAGAGACCTAATACTTTAGGCAGTTTTAGATTTAACTCAACATTAGACTTATTTGAAGGTAGAACAAACTCTGGATATATGCCGTTAGGCGGAGTATATTCTGAAAGCGGAGCAACAAGTCTTGTTGCACATCCTACAAACAATACTATAAGCTTTACTACAAATAATTCAGCATCAGGGTTAATTAATAGTACAAGTGTAAATTTAACAGGATTGCAAGTTGACGATATTAATATGAACAATAATTTAATATCTACTACTACTGCTAACACTAACCTACAATTTACACCACATGGTACTGGAACAATTAATATTGGTAATATTAACTTTAATGCCACTACTATTAATAATACTAGTAATAGTCCGTTAACATCAACACCGACTGGATTTGGATATGATAAAATAGCTGGTACTAATGGGTTTGTTATTCCACTGGGAAATAATGCAAGTCGCTGGGCTAGTCCCCAGATAGGCGACACTAGGTGGAATACAGATTCTGACACACTTGAAACCTGGACTGGATCAAGTTACGCAAGCTCTGCAGGTACAGGCGGCACACTTACTCTTGAAGAAATGAATGAACTTGCTCTCCAATATACAATTATACTGGGTTAATTAATACAACATTTCGATAAATACTATTGCTGCAACGTATGACCAAATACATGCAGTGACACACTGTGGTTAACCAGCAAAGCGTCGAAAGACTGAGAATTTGGCTAGAGGGACAGGATCCCCGTATTGAGGAGAGAAGATGGCTATTGGTCGCATTAGTGGTCCGCTCTTAAAAGCAAATTTGCTCCGTGAGGGTGTAGATCTAGCTTTTGAGACGAATTTACTATATCTAGATGTTAATAACAGCCGCGTTGGTATCAACAACGCAAGTCCCCAATACGATTTAGACGTTACTGGCACAACAAGAACCCCTGGATTACAAGTAAGCGGATCAAGTACTTTTGGTGCTGTGCAATTTAGTGGAAACACTATCAGCACAACTGCACCTACATTAATTTTAGGAACAGCAGATAATGTTGTTTATAATAAAAGACTAACAATTGATTCAATCGATATTACTAATAACGTTATTTCAACAAACGCATCTAATGCTAATATAGAATTTGTTCCTAATGGTACAGGAACTGTGGAAATAATTGGTAATACAAATGTACACGGAAATATTACAGCTACAGGAAACATTACTGCAAACGGAAATATTACCATTGGCGATGCAGACACAGACAATGTAACATTTAATGCTGACATTGCAAGTAATATTATTCCAGATGCTAATAATACATATAACTTAGGTGCAGCTTCAAAGAAATGGAATAATGCTTATATTAATGACGCTATAGTTACACAGGGTAATATTGGCGACATAAACATTGCTACTAATATTATACAAACTAGTGTTTCAAATGCTAACTTAGAACTTAGAGCAAACGGCACAGGAAGTGTTGTAGTTGATAATTTAAGCTTTAAAAACAGAACAATTACGAGTACAAGTGATCTTATACTTGCTCCTAATAGTGGTAATGTAAATATAACAGGTACAGGATCTTTAAAACTTCCAGTTGGAACAACAGCACAACGTCCAACTGCTGCACCTGGTAAAGTTAGATATAATAGTGACACAAATAATTTTGAAGGCTATAACGGATCAAATTGGATCGTTCTTAACGGTGTGCAAGACTTAGATGGAAATACTAAAGTTACAGCAGAAGCAACGCCTGGAGCAAACGACGACACAATTAGATTTAATATTGCTGGAAGTACTGTAGTAGATATTACAAGCACTAGATTAAATGCTCCTAGAATAACAGTTGACGATTTAATACTTGACGCAAATACTATTAGTACTGGTACAGCTAATACAGATTTAAATTTAGATGCAAACGGTACAGGAAGTGTTGTATTTGATGGGTCGCTTGCAATAAAAAATAATACTATAACAAACTTAACTAATAATGGAATAACTCAGTTTAATCAAACTGGAACTGGATATGTTAAATTTGGTGGTACAGGAGGATTTGTTTTACCTGTAGGAACCTCAGAACAAAGACCAGGAACAGTAGAAACAGGAATGGTAAGATATAATACAGTAGAATCAAGAGTTGAAGTTTACGATGGTAGCTGGGGATCAGTTGCAGGAGCAGGCGCTGGTATATCTCAAGGTGATGCTGAAAATATTGCGTTAGAATTAGTGATTAGTTTAGGATAATAACATGGCAACAACGTTTAGAAACAAAGTAGTAAAAGATATTGGAACGCAAAAAATAATTGCAATAACAACTAACGCTAGTACACGTTCGACTATCATTGGTATTAGTTTAGTGAATACAACTAAAGGTGCAGTAAGTATTAGCTTACTAATAGGCGACGATGCTAGTAGTGAAGGTTACTATTTAAAAGATGTACTTCTTCCACCTAAAGGATCATTAAAACCATTGGGTCCAGCAGAAAAATTAATTTTAGCACCAAACAACACATTATTACTACAGTCAAATAAAGCTGATTCAGTTGACGCTGTATTAAGTTATGTAGATATTGTATAAGGAAAAGTAAATGGCATATGTAGGAGCATCACAAGAACAATACTTTATGCAAAACGGCCAAAGGTTCTTTTACGGATTGCGTAGAACCGATAACGGTGAATTGTTTATGGGCAAAGTAGATCAATTATCTCAAGATGATGTAGTTCAAATTAATAAAATTGGTGACCCTGTTGACAATTATCCTAACTTTGAACAAGGGCAAGAGTTTTATGAAGGTAGAGATTACTTACATAATTTAGTATACGAAAATTTAAATTATGAACAGTTTAAACACGATGACAGAGATATTTTTTACTATGTAAATGATGAAGGTGAATTGTGTGTTAGAGTTAACGAAAACCACGATTATGATGATGGCTCATCATCGAGTGGACTATAAATATAATAGGTAGGAATAAGTAATGGCAGATTTTAACTTAGATAGAATTAGATTTAGATGGAAAAACATCTGGGCTAACACCACTGTATATCGAAAAGATGATATTGTACACTATCAAGGTAAAGCATTTGTTTGTATAATAGGGCATACATCTGATACGCTTTCTACAGGATTCTACACAGATTTAAATCATGCTAGTCCTAAATGGGAACTACAATTAGATGGATTTGTATGGAGAGGAAACTGGGTAAATTCAACTTTTTATAGTGTAGGTGAAATAGTTAAATGGGAAGGATATGTTTACAGATGTATTACTTCTCATACTTCAAATGTTGTTACATCACAAGGCGTACATACAGATTATTCTAAATGGGAAGTACTTGCTAAAACTTATAACTGGCTTAATACATGGGCACCATCTTCATACTATGACCTAGGTGATGTAGTAACTTATGGCGGTATTACATATCGTGCTATAGCAAAACATACCGCTTCTGGTTCTTTTGCTTTAGGTTTAGAAGACGACCAAGCAAGTTGGGAAATTGAAACAAGATCCGACAATTGGAGATATGATTGGACTGTTAGTACTCGTTATCTTGTTGACGATGTTGCAAGGTATAATGGTATTGTATATCGTTGTTTACAAGGACACACGTCATCAGCAACAGACGCCCTTGGGTTAGAAACAGACCAAGCTAAGTGGGAAATTGTATATGACAATTTTGAATATAAGACCGCTTGGGCAACTGCAACAAGATATAGAAAAAATGATTTAGTAAAATATGGCGAAACATTATTTAAATGTTCAGTGGGACATACATCAGCGGACTTATTTAGAACTGACGAAGCAAGTAGTTACTGGACAGTATGGTTACCAGGATTCGGATACGAGCTACTATGGACATCTGGAACAGAATATCAAATAGGTGATATTGTACTGTACGGTGGATACGTATACACATGTTTACAAAACAACTTAAACAGCCAACCTAGCTTAAATGGTAAAATTCAAAATACTGGTAACTGGGAATTATTAAAAGAAGGGTATAAGCACCAAGGGTTATATAATCATGCAACACCATACTACACTGGTGATCTTGTAAGATTTGGTGGCTACTTACAGATTTGTATATCAAACTCTACAGGTGAATATCCTGATACTTCAAATAAATGGCAAATACTTGTTCCTGGACATAGATGGAGAAGTGATTGGATAGATGCCTTACAATACGAAATTGGCGATATTGTTACATATGATGCTACTGCTTACTATTGTATACTAAGACACACTGGTGCAGAATCTGATAATAGACCAGATTTAGATGTCTATGAAAATGCAAACGAAAATTATTGGCAAATAATGTTACAGGGTATTACCGGTAACGTATTAACTACAGATGGCGATATTAGAGTTAGAGATTCTAGTCAGACTGAAAGACTAGCAATTGGTAATGCAGGCGCCACATTAAAAGTAATTGGTGGTGATACTATATGGCAAGACTTTGGGCCAATATCAAACGTTTACTATGTTGCGCCTAGTGGGTTAGATTCACAAACAAACGGAAGAACATCTAACGGTCCGTTCAAGACAATAAAATATGCATGCGATTATATTAATCAAGATTGGGCTGCTAGAGCTCCTGCAACTATATATGTTACAGCAGGATATTATAATGAACAGATACCAATCCAAGTACCTAGACAAACAACACTAGTAGGTGACGAATTAAGAAGTGTAACAGTACAACCAGTTACCGGACTTGAAGCAAATAATATGTTTTATGTTAGTAACGGCTCTGGCATACGTAATATGACGTTACAAGGTATTACAGGAACATTAGGAACTGTTAATGCATATGGAACTAAGCGTCCAAGTGCAGGTGCGTTTGTAAGTTTAGATCCAGGAGCAGGGATAGCTGATACTACTGTACATATTACATCTAAATCACCATATATACAAAATGTAACAACGTTTGGTACAGGATGTATTGGATTAAAAGTTGACGGTAATTTACATAATGCAGGCAATAAATCAATTGTTGCTAACGACTTTACGCAAATTATAAGTGACGGCATTGGTTATTGGGCATCTAATAATGGTAGATCAGAACTTGTTAGTGTGTTTACGTACTACTGCCATATTGGTTACTTGGCAGACGAAGGTGGCAAACTACGTGCAACTAATGGTAATAACTCCTACGGAACATATGGTTCTGTAGCTGAAGGATTTGATCCAAACGAAACAGCTATTACAGGACTAGTAAATAACCGATCTGCTGAAGCAAATGGTAATGTACTTACTGATAACGTAAACATGTTATTAGGAATAGAATATAAAAATGCTGGTACTAACTACACTGCCGCAGGAACTTCGGTAACATTTGCAGGTCAAGGCGTCAACGCAGCTGCAAGTTTCCAAGAAACTAGAGACGATGGAGTCTATGAAGTTATACTAACTGACCCGGGTGATTCTAGTAAGCCCGGCGGCAATAACTATCAATTTAAATTAAACTCTGCACAAGACGGAAACTTAACTAGTATTACTCTAGCGGCTTCTGACACTGACGGAACTAATGCAAAGTATCAAGGGTTAAGAGTATTCATAAAAGAAGGCACTGGCGTAGGCCAATATGGTTATATTGCTAGTTATAATTCAGCATCTAAAGTAGCACAAGTTAGTAGAGAATCAGATGATTCACCAGGTTGGGATCATATAAATCCAGGATGGCCAATTGAAGTAGACCTAACTACATCAACTAGATATAGTTTAGAGCCTAGAGTAACATTTAGTGATCATACTTTAGTAGCTACATCAGCTACTGCTCCTAGTAGTACTAACTGGACAGAGGTAATTTGGTTTCCTGCAGGTAATAGCTATGTCGCATTTACTCAAGGATCTACAGTATATTCATCTCACTCAACAGACGGGTTATCTTGGAGTACACCAGTAATTAGAATAGCTAGCCGCAATGTTACAAAAGTAATATCAGACACTAACGGAAGTAGAATACTTATTTGTACAACTTTGGGTGTGTATAGCTTCAATACAGCAAATTTATCTAATACTAACGTATGTCCAACAATGAGTGCAGCGTTTAGTTCTGCTAACATTCGCGGCGCAGCAATTAAAGAAGGTTCTACAATTTTAGTAACTGGAATAAATTCACATTCACTTTACACAACCACTGACTTAACCGCAGGAACATTTAGAACTGTAACAGGAGCAGCGGCAGGCGGCACACATAACTATAAAAGAGTTGCATTTGGACCAGGAGTTGGGTCTATTGCTACTGGCGGTACCTTTGTTGCTATTAATGAAGGAACGTCAGGTGGTGCTGCTATGAGTGCAGATCTCGGAGCAACATTTTACCAGTTTAATGCCGGAGCAACAGGAAGACTACCAACAGGTTATACTGACATAGTATTTGGTAATGGTAGATTTGTTGCTATTGATCCAGGCGATGCTAGTAGTTTAACAAAAACAGCAATTAGTTTTGATGGCCTAACTTGGTATGAGCATACTATACCTGGCGCAACTGATTATTTAAAAATAGAGTACGGTGGCGGAACATTTATGGCTACTGGTACTGGTACACAAATTGCAAAGTCACAAGACGGAGTTGTGTGGAGAATTACTAGTGATGACAGTACTGACTTTGTTACTACAGAAAGTGCTAGCTGGTCTGCACAAGCATATAGTCCTACACTACAAAAATGGAGTATAGTTGCAAGTAATAATACTAACTGGAATACAGTAACTGGATGGGGCAGTAAACCATTTGCAAGGGCTGTAGTTAAGTCAGAAAAGATTAACGAATTCTTTATGTATGAGTCAGGAAGTCAGTATGCATCAACACCAACAGTTAGTGTATATGATTCTCAGGCAACTGTAAATTCAACACAGATTGCTAGAATTGGTGACGGAGCATTAGGTCAACCTACGTTCCAAAACAGAGGAACAAATTACATCACAGCTACAGCAACAATAGCAGGCGATGGATATGCAGACAGTTACCAAATTGGTTCAACACTTAAATTAACAGGTGTAAGCTTAGTTCCTGGTCCAGGAGATAACTTAGTTATTACTGGCATTAATGATGTTAACTATAAAGTCTCTAGTATTGATGCACAATCAGGAAGTGCGCCAAACTATTCGTTAACACTAACAATTACTCCTACACTAGGAAGAGCAGAGTCTCCGGAACACGCTACAGCAGTTACTATTAGACAGCAGTACAGTCAAGTAAGATTAACTGGGCATGATTTCTTAGACATAGGCTCGGGAGATAAAACAGATTCAGATTATCCAAATAGGTATGTTGCAGGTTATGATGCTACTAACGATCCTAAGCAAGAAAATGAAGTTAGGGAAGCAAACGCTGGCAGAGTATTTTATACAAGTACAGACCAAGATGGTAACTTTAGAGTTGGTGAACAATTTAAAGTAGAACAGGATACAGGTATTATTACTATTAATGCTTCGTATTTTACGTTAACTGGCTTGTCACAATTAACATTAGGTGGAATACAAGTTGGCGGAACAGCAGTAATAATTAACGAGTTTTCAAAAGAACCAACATTTATTGCTAACGCCAATAACATTGTTCCAACACAAAAAGCAATAGGAAAATATCTCGAATCGAGAGTATCCGGTGGCAGCAGTAATGCTAACGCTACTAGAGTAGTTGCTGGTACAATACAAATTGATACTAACACTATAACATCTACAGATTCTAGTACAGGAGTTGTTTTTACTGCAAGAATTAACCATACAAAACCAATTAAGGGTAATATGGCTGCTTTGCAATATTTTGCACACGGTAGTCATTGCGGGAATATGATATGATGATAAATATATATAAGTTTTATGGAGTGCTAAATGGCTGAATTTAAGTTAGGTAGAATTAGGTTTATATGGAAAGGAACGTGGACTCTTTCCACAACCTACTATATTGATGACATCGTTAGAAACGGCGGTAATACATATATTTGTGTTAAGGGACATAGTGCTCCAGCACTTTTTTCAACTAGCCAATCAACTTATTGGAATAAGATTTCTGATGGTACTGAATGGAAAGGCGACTGGGGAACCAGTGTACTTTACAAAATTAATGATATTGTAAAGTATGGCGGATATTTATATATTGCTAATGCAGAACATACTTCGGCAGGAAGTGCAACTTCAGGTTTAGAACAAGATGCAGCAAGTTGGGATTTATTTGCTGAGGGATTTGATTATAAAGCAAACTGGGCAATAAGTACTAGATACAAAGTTAATGACATTGCAAAATACAACGGTACAATTTACGTTTGTGTAACCCATCATACTTCTGCAGCGACAGCTGCGCTAGGATTAGAAACCGACCAAGCTAAATGGCATATTTTTTCCGAAGGATTTTACTGGAGAAATAATTGGTCTTCTTCCTCTAGATACACAGTAAATGATATTGTACGCTATGGTGGACAACTATATGTTGCAAACACAGGGCATACTTCTGCAGCAACAGCCGCACTTGGATTAGAAAACGACCAATCAAAGTGGGATTATCTAAACAAAGGTTTAGAGTACAAAGTAGATTGGTCAAGCACTACTAGATATAAAATTAATGACATTGTTAAGTATGGCGGCGGAACATGGATTTGTACAACTTATCATACTAGTCAAGCAACATTTGCTGCTGACGAAAGTAAGTGGGCACAATTTGTTGAAGGTTTAGAATTTGAAGATACATGGAGCGGCACTTCAACGTACCAACCAGGTGACTTTGTTACATACGGTGGGTACTCTTATGTTTCTAAAACAAACAACATAGGACAAGGACACCCGTCTACTAATACATCAGATTGGGATTTATTTACAACTGGATTTAGGCATGCGCAGGATTGGGGCGACGATAGTTCCACAGAAGAATATGTAGTTGGCGATGTAGTAAGACTTGGCGCATTTACATACTTGTGTATACTAGACCATACAGGACAACGACCTCCAGAAAACACATATTGGGAACTTCTAAACGAAGGTTTCAAATGGAAAAATACTTGGGGAACTGCAACACTTTATGACAAAGGCGATTCAATTAGATATGGTGTAAACAGCTATGTTTGTATACTTGCACACACATCAGACACTCCTAAACGCCCAGATAACGATAGCGGCGGAACATATTGGAATGCATTAATTGCAGGCGCTGAATCAGGAAACTTAACAACACAAGGTGACTTAGTTTACTACAGCGGCGCAGGCCCAACGCGACTTCCGATCGGATCCGCTGGACAAGTACTTAAAGTAAATGCAGCCGGTACTGCTCCTGAATGGGGATACTTTGGCGCACTTAATAATGTGTACTATGTACAAAATACTACAGGTGTTGATACACCAGCATCTGACTACGGGCTTACACTAGACCGTCCTTGGAAAACAATTCAATATGCTACACAACAAATCTTAAATGGTGCAGAACGCCCAGCAGCTAAAAGATTATTAACTATTAATAGAAGTTTTGTTGCACAAGATGCTGTAGAATTTGTAGACCACGGTATTGCAAACGTAACAAGTCCTTACACAGCAAGCTTTACATATACAAAAGCAACTTGGTTAGTATTGGCTGGAAGATTAGTTGATGCATTAGCATACGATTTAAGTCACAGTGGAAATGTTCGTACACGGGCATTAACAACAGCTATACATAACGATTCTACTATTACAGGTAAGAAAGTAGAATTTAATGCAATGGTAGCAAGAATGTTAGTTGTTATTGATGCTGTATTAAGTAATGCGGCACCTGCAGCTAATTATCAAACGCTAAACAGTAATATTATAGCTACGCAACAAACAGAAGCAGCACAAGTAGAACTAGCAGACGATTTATCTACAGCTACTAGTTTAGCGACTATTCTTACAGTAGCAGTTACAGCAGGTAGTGTAACCAGTATGACAGCAGCTGTTCTTCCAACTAATTCTCTTTATGTTAAGAGTGGAACATTTGCAGAAACACTGCCAATACTTGTTCCAGCAAATACAGCAATTATTGGAGACGAGTTACGGTCAACTAAAATTACACCAGCAGGTATACAAACAGGGGCAGCTGATGTTCCAAAGAGTATAGCGGCTATTGCAAGATTACAAGTTATTATGAATAGCATTGTTGTAAACAGTGGAATAACAAAAACTTCAGGCAATGCATTAACACAAGTAACAACAAGGCCAGCAGGTAGTTCGGCAGCTGGAACAGCAGCAACAAACTTACTTCAAGAACTGCAAGATTATATTGACTATCGTGTTAACGGTGTTGCAGGCGACTCTACAGTTCCTACTATAAGAGGAACTAATACTCCTGAAACATCAACAGCATATACTTTTGCTGTAGAATGTATCGAAGCAAACAGAGCATTCTTAGTAGCAGAAGTACATGCATATATTGCAGCAACTTATCCAAGTTATACGTATACTATTGCAGCTTGTACAAGAGATGTTAATAGATACTTAGACTCTATCATTTATGATATGATATACACAGGCAACTGGAAAACACTTTCAGGAGCAGAACTTTATGGTAATTCAGTAAGTGGTAGTACAACTAAAAATATGTTCTATATGCGTAATGCTACAGGACTAAGAAATTGTACAGTAAGTGGACTAGCAGGCACACTAGGCAGTGCCAATGCATACGGGACTAAGCGTCCGACAGCAGGTTCATTTGTAAGTCTTGATCCAGGATATGGTCCAGCTGATACAGATGCATGGATTGCTACTAGATCACCTTACGTACAAAATGTAACTACTATTGGCGCAAAATGTATTGGTCTAAAGATTGACGGAGATTTACACGACGGCGGCAACGATAGTATTGTTGCAAACGATTTTACACAAATACTTGATGAAGGCATTGGTGTTTGGGTTACTAACTTAGGTAGAGCAGAACTTGTTAGTGTATTCTCATACTTTGGGCATATTGGGTACTTGGCAGAAAACGGTGGTAAGATCCGTGCAACAAACGGTAACTCATCATATGGTGACTACGGTACTGTTGCTGAAGGAGTTGATGCAACTGAAACAGCAACAACCGGTACAGTTACTAATAGATCAACAGAAGCTAATATAAAGAAAGTATTAACAGATAAAAATAAAATATTACAATTTGAATATACAAATGCTGGTGTTGGGTATGCCGATGGCGACACAACTACTACTATCTCAGGTGGCAATAATGATGCTGCTATTAGTGCAGAAAATGTTTTTGCAGGCGGCGTATATGAAGTAAGACTATTAGATCCGTCAAGTAATTTAGGCGGAGCAGGATATGTTACAGCAACTAATACTGCACAAGTAGGTAATACGACACAAATTACAATTAGTAATACAGATGCAAATGGTAGTGCAGTATATGCAGGAATGGCAATTTGGATTGTTAGCGGCACTGGCGCTGGGCAGTATGCATATATTAATGCTTATAACTCCGGAACTAAGATAGCTACTGTTCTTAAAAGCAGTGACGGTAGTGCAGGTTGGGACTCGTGTTACGGTGCAGCTATTGTTTCGACACTAGATGCTACAACAGAATATATGATTGAACCAAGAGTAGTGTTTAGTGGCGGCGGCGTAAGTGCGTATGCAGACATTGCAAAAGCTAGAGTTAAAGTTGAAGACGGTAAAGTTGTTGAAATTAGACTATGGCATCCGGGCACTGGATACAGTTCAGCTCCAACGTTTACATTAACAGATCCAAATAATACTGTTGATGTTCCGCATGTTGTTAGATACGGCAACGGCGTACTTGGGCAACCAACATTTAGTGCAAGAGGCACAGGGTATACAACTGCAACTGCAACAATAGCATCAGCGGCTGGGTATGCTGACTTTTATCAACCAGGACAGTACATTAAAGTTAATGCTTTAACGACAACACCAGTAGCTGGTTCAAACGTAGAAATAGCTGGTATAGCAAGCACTTGGTATAAACTAGTTGGTGTTACACAAGTAACAGGCAGCGCAGGCAACTACTCTGCACTAATACAAGTTAGTCCAGCAATAAGTGTTACTGATGCTCCAGAACATGATGAAGCTATAACTATACGTACTAGATACAGTCAAGTACGATTAACAGGACACGATTTCTTAGAAGTTGGAACAGGCGGAGTTACTACTACTAACTATCCAGGAACACCTAGTGTAGTACCTGACCAATCAGACGAAACTAAAGACTTTGGTGGTGGACGAGTATTTTACACTTCAACTGACCAAGATGGTAACTTTAGAGTTGGCGAGTTGTTTAGCGTAGAGCAAGCAACTGGTAGAGCAACATTAAATGCAGATGCATTTAACGTAAGCGGTTTGCAAGAACTACAACTTGGTGAATTATCATTAGGCGGAACAAGTGCAAATATTACTGAGTTTTCAACTGATGGAACGTTTACAGCCAACAGTGACAGCATTGTTCCAACACAGCGAGCTATTAAAACTTATATAGCAAGTCAAATTGGTGGTGGTGCTGGTGAACTAAATGTAAACTCACTAACAGCTGGACAGATAAGACTTACTGGTCAGACAATATCTCATACAACCAATCAAGAGATAAATATAACAACACAAGTAAACTATACAGGCGGCGTAAGTGGTTCACCAGTCGCACTGAATATGTTTTTACAAGGTTAATGGAGAAATAACAAATGGCCACAGGAAGAATAGGAACAGCTGATTTATCGGCAGGTGCAGATACTACTATCTACACTACGCCAGCTAGTACATATACCGTAGCTAGTGTTTCAATGACAAATAGAGGCAACTCGGCAGTGACTGTGCGGTTAGCTATTTGTGATACTAGCACACCGGGATTAGACGAATACTTAGAGTATGATGTTGAATTGCTACCCAGGAACGTGTTAGAACGTACTGGTATTATTACAGACGCTGGTAAATTAATTGTAGCAAGGTCAAGTGGAGCAAACGTAAGTGTTGTTGCATTTGGAATTGAGACAGCGGCATAAATATATTAAAGGACAAATAAAATGGGAAGATATTTAACAAGCACATTGAATTACTCAACAACTAACGTTGTTACTGGTGTAAGTGTAACTGCTAAAGCTAACGAACGTGTTATTTGTACAGCGGGTAGTATTACTATTACCCTACCGCTCAATCCTGTGGTAGAAGACACTGTACAAATTATTGACGTTTCGGGAAATGCTGGATCAGCAAACATCACAGTAGCACGTAACGGCCAAGAAATTCAAAATGTAGCAGATAACTTAGTCATTGACATCAACAACGCATCGCCAATATTAACATTTACTGGTGCTACGTATGGTTGGGTCATTGCAGGATCATAAAGGAAGTATTTAAATGACAACATTAACAACATTACTTTCGTCTATAAGCCCAACAAACATAGGTAATCCTCCGGGATACCTACAAGTGTATCATACTAGTATAACATCCGTTTCAAACGGAGGTTGTTGCTGCTTATGGACTGTTCCGGCTGGAGTAACATCAGTAACGTTTGAATTATACGGCGGCGGAGCATCGGGTAATGATGCATGTTGTTGTGCATGGACTGCGGTTGAACCAACCGCAGGCAACTATGCAATAAAACAAGTAGACGTTGTTGCAGGATGCCAATTTAAAATATGTGCAGGTGGTTCAACAGCATGTGCTCACAATATCAGTAATGGAGGCTGCCATGGATGTTCAAGTTATG